TGTGTGTAGGTGCTATAGCTACATTTAAATTTATAACTGGAGTTTTTACTAATATTGTAAACAAATTTAAAAAGAAAGAAAATGGACAAGATAACATTAGAAAGGATTAAATTATTACATCCTGAATTAAGAAAAGAAGCTTTAGATATATATACAGAAATTTGTGAAAGCTTGTCTAATAATGTTCAATGTAGATTTACTTATACTTTAAGAACTGATAAAGAACAAGATGCTTTATATGCTATAGGAAGAACTAAACCTGGTAAAGTAGTAACTTGGGCTAAAGGAGGAGAATCTTATCATAACTATGGATTAGCTATTGATGTATGTTTATTAATAGATTTAAATGGTGATGGAATAAAAGAAGCTTCTTGGGATACTTTAAAAGATTATGATGGAGATCATCAATCTGATTGGAGAGAGATAGTAGAAGTATTTTTAAAATATGGTTGGGAATGGGGAGGTAATTGGAATAAACCTAAAACTGACACACCTCATTTTCAAAAAACATTTGGTAAATCAATAGCTCAATTACAAAAAGAACCTAGATATTATGCGTAAACCTGCAAAACTTTGGATAGATTATAAAACTCCAACTCCTCCTAAATGGAGGAAAATAGGGGATAGTGCATTAATTTTAACTCTAGCTGTAAAACCTTTAGTAGAATCCATACCTATTCAAGATGATATTTTAAAACAATGGTTAGTTTGGATTACAGAGGTATTATTAGTATTATTTAAATTTTGGACAAATACACAAACAGATGAAAATAAAAGCATATAAAAGAGTTTTAATAGTTATAGGTATATTACTAAGCTTAGTAGCTTTAAGTGCTTGTAATGCAACAAAAAGAGCTAATAAACAGTTTTCTAAAGCTGTTAATAAGTATGGACAAAAAGAAGCTGCTAATTTTATAGTAACTAACTATCCTGAATACTTTAAAACTATTACAAAGAAAGATACTATATTTAATGTAGATACTACATTTATAGCAGAGAAAGACGGTGTTATAGTTGATCCTATCATAATTCATGATAGTATATTTATTAAAGTTAAAGACTTTAGTGCTACTATTAACAAGAATACTGGTAAAGGTACTTATAAAATACCTGCTGATACTATTATAAAATATGATACTATACCAGTAGAAATTAAAGTACCTTGTCCTGATGCAGACTTATTAGCTTTAAAATCTAGTAAGGAATATGAATTACAAATAGATAACTCTAAACAAAAAACTAGATTCTATATGTTTAGTAGTCTAGTTCTGTTAATTATATCTATTTTATTAGGATATGGTTATTACAAGAATAAGATAAAATAATTTATTTTATTAGTATTATGTATATACAAATCTACAATATATATTATATATTTGTAGGTAACTATAAATTAAAATGTTAGTTAATTAAAAACGCTCATTTTAATCTAGTATTAAGTTATTTAAAAACAACCTACTAGGCTCTTACTAAGGTAGGAGCCTTTTTTATTTTAAAGAAATGGCTACCACAACATCATTAAATCATATTACTTATTTAGTTATAAATCAACTTAGAGGGAGAGCTGTATCAACAGAAGTTATTACACCTGAGCAAGTTGAACAAATTATAGTTAATTTAAGAGCTCAATTAATTAAACAAGACTCTAATAAAGGATATTCTGCTGACCCTTATATTATACAGGACTTAGGTTGTGTAGAATTAGAGATTGTAGATGCTGCTGAATCTTGCATAATTGAGTCTGGATGTACATTACTTAGAACAGTTAAACCTATTCCTAGTATTATAGAATTACATCATGGACAATTATTAACTAGAGTTGGGCCTATTAATAGAGGATTACCTGGATATGATTTAGTACAATATGAAAGAATTCCTTATGTACTTAGTAATAAGTATACTAAAGATAGAGTTAGGTATTATATGCAGAATACGAATGGATACTTGTATCTTGTAGTACCTAATAACATATTACAAGTACTTAGATTTATTAATGTTCAAGGAGTTTTTGAAGACCCTAGAGATGCTTATAACTTTGAAGATTGCAGTGGATTACCGTGCTATACTGCTGATGATCCATTTCCAGTTAAGAATTGGATGGTTAATTCAATAGTTAAAATGGCTGTAGAGTTATTCCTAAGAGAAGAATCTAAAGCAATAGAAGATACTACAAATAATAATAAAAATGATTTTAATGAGGCAAGAGGAAACTAATAGAAATTATAGTAATACTGAATTAGGTATTAAGGAAAGAGGTAAATGTAAGTTTCCAGCAGATTTTTCTTATGCTGATTATTATAAATTCTATAAAGAGAACTTAAATTATGCAGAACTTCCTTTAGGAGGTAATGCTAATAAGTCTGTGTATAATGTTAAATCTAATATATATGGTAAAGTTCTTATGAGTATATTTAGGAAGGCTAGAGAAAAGATGATATTAACTAATAGTGAATATCCATTACCTTCTAAAATGGGTAACTTATCTATCCAAAAAATTAAGAAAAGATATAGTATTGATGAAGATGGTAATATTATAAACAAAGTACCTATTGATTATAAAGCAACTAGAGAACTTTGGGCTACTGATGAAGAAGCTAAAAAACTTAAAAAGAAGGTATATCTATTTAATTCTCATACTGATGGTTATCTTATAAAGATAATGTGGGTTAAGCATCAGTGTAATATGAATAAAAGGAGCTGTTATAAGTTTACAGCTGTCAGAGAATTCCAAAGGCAGATACCTAAATTACTAAAAGAAAATCCTAATTTAGATTTTTACATATTTAATAAATAATATAAATGGCTTTAAACGGTAAACTCATCTCTGTTAAGGAGATTATTAATAATGTACTTAGGGATAACCAATATAAAAACCAAGAGTTTGAAGTTGGAAGTATGATTGAGTGGGCTGCTGAAGCTTGTGATTTAATAGGAGTACCTTATAATTTAATAAATGATTATGCAATTATAAGTATAGAGAACCATAAAGGGTTCTTACCTTGTAATTTACATACTCAACTACAAGCTATGACTCTAACAACTGGAGGAGTAGCTATACCTATGAGAGAAAGTACATCAACAACTCATCCTTATAGTGTTAACAATGTTAATGATTATCCTTTAGTTAATCCTGTAGAACCAGTAGCATTTGATTCTAATGGTAATCCTATATTAAACTTTAATAATTATGATAGTGCTATATCTAAAGGTATGATAAATAACCTACCTTATAGTTTACGAGATATAACATATAGTACTAGAGGTAATTATATATTTACATCTTTTAAAGATGGTGCTAGTGTAATTATGTTCTATAAAGCATTTCCTATAGATGAAGATGGTTACCCTCTTATACCTGATGATACAAGCTTTAAAATAGCTGTTCAATCTTATATAAGAATGAAAATAGATTTTATTCTTTGGAGAAAGAATGTTATAGCTAGAGATGTTTTTGAATATGCTGAAAGAGAGTGGATGTGGTATGTTGGTCAAGCTAAAACTAAGGCTTTAAATCCTACTTACGGAATGATGGAGTCATGGAAAAATAATTGGTTAACTCTTATGCCTAGAATTAATGAGCAAGCTAGAAACTTTGAAGGGGTAGGTCAATCCCAATATGTTAACTTTGGTATGAAAAACTACAGATATTAATGGAACAAAAAACTATAAATACTTTTAATAAAGGATTAAATCAAGATTTAGCTAAATCTGTTTATAAAGAAGGTAATTATTTAGATGCTCTAAATATAACTTTATTAACAGATAGTGGTTTAAGTACTGCTGTTATTCAGAATAAAAAAGGTAATAAACTTACTATAGAATTTCCCACAAGTATTCCTCAAGCTAATTATGAAGCTACTGGGGAATATCCTATTACTGTACCTTCACAAGTAAATTTCATACCTATTGGAGGTATAGAAATTAATAATGTATGTTTTGTATTTACTACAAGTAATACTGTAAATAATACAAATGATAATGGGTATTTACAAATATGGAGATTTAACTTCTTATTAAATGATACTATAGAAAATAGTACTAATGGTACATTATTAAATGTAGCTAGTCATTTAATGTATAATAGGTATCTAAATATTGATTTAAGATTTAGACCTAAAATAGTTGGTAAATATGAAAATCAAAACTTTGCTAGATTATATTGGTCTGATGGTAATAATCCATTAAGAACAATAAATACTATAGGTAATTTATCAGATATTATACAAACACCTGTTAGAACATTAGATATTGTATCTGAAGTTAATTTAGATACTCCTGTTATTAGTAAATTAGTTACTGGAAATTTACCTGAAGGTAAATATCAAATAGTTTATAGATTACTGAATAATAATGGAGCATTAACTAAATTTAGTACTTGTTCTAATTTAATAGATGTTATTGAAGGAGATGAATTTAATTCTGAATTAAATTATCCTCAAGATTCAACAATTGTATTTAGTAATATAGATAATAATAATGAAGAATCAAAAATATTAATATCTTCAAACAAAGGAATAGAATTTAAAATTTCAAATATAGATAAAGATTATCAATTAATACAATATGGAGTTATTTATTATAATGAAGTAGATATACCTGAAATATATGTATTTCCATATAAAGAAATAACATCTTATTCATCAATGAAAGATGTAATAAATGAATTATATAATGAAACATTTATATTAAATTTAGATGATTTTAATTTAATGTACTCTCCATTTGAAAAAGTTAAAACTTTAGATA